GGTGTATTAAGCAGTTGGTTGAGGACTGACTTGATTGCGGAGGGAAGGAAGTGGTGCAGCAATGTTACTTGCTCTGTTCTCTGCTGTGCTGTTGGAACCGCCCGTTACTCTCCAGTATTGATATGCAATGGTTGCAGTAATCGTTACGATTGCTCCATTATCTTTAATGTCGTACTGAGCGTCAGAAAGAGTTTTGACATACATTCCATAAAAATCATACTGACGGATATTTTTTCTATCATCAGTAAATTTAGAGCCTTTATCGTATAATGCTAAAGACATAATACTAGCAGTGCTTGGGATTCCGTATTCACCAGTTGAGGTGTTATCGTCCCAAACTTGTCTAAGAGCTTCTTCGAGTTGACCACGTATTTGATAATCAGCATCGCAGCGGAACTGAATATTGTATGAATCAGATCCTGGATACGATATTGTGCCAGGAACGTTAAATTGGAGACCCATGTAAGGAACAGCAACGTTGTTGATTGATTTTCCTGGTAATGCTGCTGTTTCTACGTATACTAATTGATCGTCATCAAGAAAGCTTGTATTGCCGATTTGCAGAAGAGAGAACTGAAATACTCTCGCGAAATCTCTTCTGATTGCATTGTCGTAGAAGTCTGTTAAATTTCTTTTAGTTGAGGATGCCATATATTTTTTTTATTGTTGATTGTTATATTTGACGGGTTAAATTGATTAAACTAATTCTGTGAAGTTCTGTCCAGTGCGTGTTGCAATGAAGTTTACTAAGATAAATTCAGCAGTTCTAACTGGTTTGATGTAAATGTCCACAATAAGCTCGTTTTGATCAATTGTATCTGGAGTGTTATTTCTAGAGTCTACTACGATCATGTAGTCATATAATCCTTGTGAGTATTTTGCGTATGCAAAAATTGGATCTATAACTGCTTTTACACGAGCTCTTGTTAAGTCTGTATTTGGTTCAAACACAAAATATTTAACAGTTCTTTGAACTGCACGTTCGAGGAATAAGAACAATCTACGAACGTTTACGCGATCAAATGCTGAAGGTTTCTTTTGTAGTGTTTTTTGTCCCATTACAACATAACCGTCTCCGTTAAAAAATACGACTGGGTTTGTTCCGATCTCATATAGTCTATCTCTTTGCTTTTGATTTGGGTTTAAAGCTACATCTAAGCAGAGGAATGTTCCTCTTGTCATACCAGCTGGAGCTGCCCAAGGATTTTCGACTGCATCTGTTCTAGCATAAATAGCAGCTGCATATCCTGAGAAAGGAACCCAAAGTTTTCTTCCAGTGAATAAATCGCTGATTTTAATCCAGTTTGCATACATTGCTGTATAATTGGATTCGATTGATGCTTGCTTTCTTAAAGGTGAATAAATATCATCTGTAAATGTTTTAGACTTTAAATCAATTGTTTTGGAGTCTCTTCCGTTTACGAATGTTTGACGTAGCGGATCGATGATTGTCATGCAATCCTTACGAATGTTTTGCGAGAAATTTATTAACATATTCGCAACAGACTGCCAATTTTCTAGTAAAGCTGGTGCTTTTGGATCGGCAACGTATGTCTCGTCATTAAATGATGCAACTCCAGGAGTCTCTGTACATGCATATATAGTTGAAAGACCTCCGTCTGTTACTACATCGATTGTTACGTCGTCGATTGCTTCTAAAGTTCTTAATGCTCTGTCGAGCTTTCCTGGAACAACACCAATTATTTTGGCGTCATCAGCAGCACGAGTGTTAGGAGAAAACGTTCCTACAGGAAATAACGCTTTAGCTTCGTCATCAACGGTAATTCTTGCAGTAGGCTCCGACTTGCTTGCAACAGACCAAACGAAATCATTAGAAACTTTTGGATTAATGAAAATTTTAAAAGCTGGAGAAGCGTTGTTAATAATGTCTTCTAAGAAAGAACTTACTGGCATACCTCCTCTTTGATTAGCTACTCGTCTGTTTAGGTCAAATGAGCCAATATATCTTTCCGTAGTACCTAAAGTTAGTAAAGAAGGATCTACAGTAGAGCGTCTAACTTTAAAGAGACCTAAAGAAATGTGATCGTGAAAAGAAGGAGTTTCATATCCAACGAAACCAACTTTTTCTAGTGATTCTGAAACTGAGGTTATTCCATTATCGCTATCTTCTTTTGTTGCAGCTAAATGAAAATCTAAACGTGATTCTGGGAGGTCATATAAAGTTCCTGTATCATCATTTAAAGTCCATGCTTTTTGAATTGATTCAAAGTCAGGAGAATCTGAAGATAAAACAGCAAGGTTGTCACAAAGTCCAAAGTAATATCCTTCTGACATTTCATTAACTACAGCATGAGCGTCATTTAATACCACAAACCCTGCATTATATCCATTGCTATCTTTAATGACTGTGCTCCCGTTGGAGGTTTCTGCCCAATCAATGTTTCCTTTTTGAGCTAGTTCATATTCATCATCTGTTAAATTCATCGCAACTGGTTTGCCAATTCTCCATTGAGGTATTGTTCCAGCACCAACGGGATATCCAAATTTGCCGTCTACGTCTATTGTTTCTTCCATCATTGGATAAAAAAGAGCGGTGTGCACATTTTCAGCAACCTCTGATCCATCTCCTGCACCATAAGGTAAACGAAGAGTTGTTAATACTCCTGGAGAATTTAATACTTCTTTACAAGTATAATAAAAATATCTTTCAGCTGGTGTTGTTGGTGTGCCATATACGTTTTCGAATTCTGTTGCTGATGTAATCATGATTGGTTCATTTACTGGACCCTGATTAGCAAAACCAGAAACTAAAATGTTTGTTCCGGCTGGCATGTTGGCTTTTAATGATAAATCTTTTTCTGTGATTTGAACGCCTGGTGATGTGATG